CCGATAAACATAGCAACTTTCACTAAAATTAAATCAGAGTTAAATACAATAAAAAGTAACTTAAATAAAACATCATAGATGTCTTGGAGTCTATTCAAATCAAATATATTACGAAAGACAAGTGTAATTAATTTTAACACAATCCCAAACATAGCTAAAATATGGGCTGAAGAATATGATGCCGTTACTAAGCGAGGTAAGGATTTCTTAAACCTTGAGTCTATTCAAAATGGTAACTTACAAATAATGGAAACATTGTTCACAGTTGCCTTACTAAAAGGTATGTCATCCCCACCTGGTTCTAAATTCTCATTAGTAAATGAATTTGGTAATGGTGTGAAAGCATATTGGGCGGGTGCTCAAATGAATCCTTTCCCAATCCCATTAATCCCAGCTCCAGGTTCAATCCAAAACATAGCAGTAAATTCAAATTTAGTAATAAATGTAGGAACATGGCCTATATATCCACCAATCAAGCCTGCTAGAACGCAAGAAACAATGATTGATATGTTTATACTAGCAGCGTTAGTACATTTATTTACAATAGGTGGGGTTATACAAACCACATCATTATATCCATCGGTACCAAGTCCAATACCTGCACCAGGTGTTATTCCTTGGACTGGCTACTTTATATTACCAACTATCCCAACCCCAAACCCAAACTTCCCATCTGAGGATGGTACTGAATCACCTGTAATCGATTTACCTTACAATGGTGATAATGGTAATGGTGATAATGGTAATGGTAATAGTAATGGTAATAATGGTAATGGTAATGGTAATGATGATAGTGATGGTCCATCTACCGATGATGTTGATTTATTAAACGGAAATACTTCATTGGTGAATGTGATAAATGTAACATTACCTGATATGAGTGTTGATTCATTTGATGTAACGGCTTATATCGCTAGTTTTCAACAACAAGCTGAAGATGATGGGTGTTGTTGTGATTAAAAAACGAAAATACTTAAATCAAATATTTATAAGAAGAGTAATACAAACTAAAGTAAAATGAATACAGATAAATTAATAAAAGCAATTCAATTTATTGTAGAAGGTGAGATAAAAGCAGTTCTACCTAAGTTGGTTAAAGCTGGAGTAAAGGCTGAAATGTCCAAGTTGTTAAAGGAAAATAAACAACTTAGAGAAGCGCTGAAACCAAAGAAACAACCAGCACCAAGTCAAGCTACATTTATGGATGTAACTGAAACTGAAACCGAATCAATCCAATCTACTAAAGCACTTAAAATGCTAAGTAAGAATCCGATACTAAATGAAATACTAAACCAAACACAGCCACTTAGTTTAAGTGAAGAGAAAAAAAGTGTATTGGATAAGCAACCTGCTTATGCTGGTGCACCAACTGAGGTATCTGAAAATACATTGGAATATGCAACAGATAGTACTCATACATTGGGAGCACAAAGTATAGCTGACAAAATGGGATATGGTGATATGCAGCCCGCTGGTGCTAAGCAGGGATTAGGTGTATCAACTGGATTATCTGGATTGGATAGAATTTTAAATAGAGATAATTCGGACTTAATAAAAGCTTGGGATAAATCTAAAGGTGGCTGGAGACCTGGAATGAAATAAATTATGGCAGTTGAATTAGGTACTAGAATAGTAAAGGACACGAAATCATTTAATGATTATGCGATTGGTATATCTTTGCCTATTCAAATAACCAATACCGCATTTGGGCAAACGTTTCAAACATCCGAGCAAGTAAAATCAAATATCAAAAACCTACTCCTAACAAAGAAGGGTGAACGAATATTACAACCCGAATTTGGTAGTGGATTGCAAGAATTATTGTTTGAACCAAACGTTGATGATTTTGAAGGTAGGATTGAAGATACTATAAATGAAAGCTTGGAGCAATGGTTACCATACGTAACCGCTGAAGAGATTGATATTGATGCATCCGATAAATTACGTGATAACAATAGAATAAATGTTTCAGTTAAATTTAGAATTGGTGATAATGCTGATTTAAACGAAGTAACATTCACCACACAGGGATAAGAATATGGCTATAACAAAAACAAATAAAAACTTTAAGAATAGAGGTAAGGATATAAAATACCTTAATAAAGATTTTGCTGAATATAGAGGAAACTTAATTGAGTTTGCTAAAACGTATTTCCCAAAAACCTATTCTGATTTTAACGAATCATCACCGGGTATGATGTTCATTGAGATGGCATCTTATATCGGTGATTCTCTTTCATATTACGTTGATGATACTTTAAAGGAATCTTTAATGGTTCATGCTGAGGATATTGAAAACGTAATGGCACTTTCACAATACTTAGGATATAAACCCAAAGTAACATCACCATCAGTAACAACACTAAGTGTGTATCAATTGGTACCATCGATTGGTGTGGGGGGTGATAATACATTCGATACAACTTATTTACTTACCATTAAGGAAGGTATGCAAGTTACGGATTCTGAAAATAATACATTTTTAACAAGAGATGTGGTTGACTTTGCAGATGATACTGACAGAGAAATAACTATTTATGAAACTGATAGTATAACTGGAGAAACTACATTCTATTTAGCTAAAAAATATGTACAAGCAATATCAGCTCAGGTAGAAACCAAAGAATTTGATTTTGGTTCATATGAATCATTTCAAACTATTGAGTTAAGCGATACAAATGTAATTGATATTTATGATGTAAGGGATTCAAACGGAAATAAATGGTATGAAGTTCCTTACTTAGGGCAAGAGATGGTATTTGAGGATTATCCAAATACTGAAATAAATGATCCTGATTTATATCAATTTAAAACAACTGTACCTTACATTTTAAAAACAACAAAGACACCACGTAGATTCGTTAAGAAGGTAAATGGTGATAGTACAACTACTATACAATTTGGAGCTGGTGACCCAACTGCAAATGATGAACAAATGATTCCAAATTTGAAGAACGTTGGATTGGGACTACCCAATTCAATTAGTAAATTGAATGAATCATTTGACCCAACTAACTTTTTAAAAACAAAAACATACGGAACATCCCCATCAAATACAACTATGACTGTTAAGTATTTAGTTGGTGGTGGTATTAGCTCTAATGTAGCAAAGGGTTCACTTAAAAAGATATCAAATATAGAATTTGAAGAGGATACGCAATTATTAAGTAATAACACACTAGGGTTATATAATGCAACTAAAAGCTCAGTAGCAGTTGATAACGAAATTCCAGCAACTGGAGGACGTGGTGGTGATACTGTTGATGAAATACGTGAAAATGCATTAGCTAATTTTGGTGCACAAAATAGAGCAGTTACTGCCAAAGATTATCAAGTTAGGGTATTATCAATGCCAACTAAATTTGGTTCAATTGCAAAGTCGTACGCAACCGCTGATGGTACTTTGGATAATAATTCACCATCATCTATTTTAAGTTCACCTAAAGCACTGCAGGAGTTTACTGATATAGTAATGGGGTTTGTTGAGAAGCCTAATAGTGAGGAGCCGGATAGGAGAACAGTTCAACAAGAACTTCAGAAATTCCTAATTGGTAAAACTTCCAATGATAATGAAAAGAATAACCCGTTTGCAATCAATCTTTATTTATTAGGGTATGATGCTAATGGTAAGTTATCAACTCTAAACCAAGCGGTTAAGGAAAACTTAAAAACCTACTTAAACGAATATAAAGTTTTAACTGATGGTGTTAATATTTCCGATGGTTATATTATCAATATTGGAATTAACTTTGAAGTAATAACTTTAAACAACTATAACAAAAGTGAAGTTATTACTGAGTGTATTAGTGATATGAAAGATTATTTTGATATTAATAATTGGACATTCAATAATACTATAAACATTTCGGAATTAGAATTACTATTAGCAAATGTTGATGGTGTAAGTTCAGTTCCTAAATTAGAGATAGTGAATAAGTGTCATGGAAACTACGCACCTAATTCATATAACATCGGAGCTGCAACTAAAGATAAGATTTTATATCCATCTTTAGACCCGTCAGTATTTGAAATTAAATTTCCAAATGTGGATATAAAAGGAAGAGCTAAATAAATGTATTACTTTTTAACAGCATCAAAAGATGCATCGGTTTACTTACAACAACCTGACCAAAACACTGGTTTAGATGAGGTATTAGAAGTTAGTAAGGTATTTTATGGTAACATCAAAGATGTATCAAGAGCACTACTTAAATTTGATTTAAATGGTGTGTCTGGTAGTATTACCAATGGAGATGTAAAGTTAGATGAAGCAACTCTTATATTAAGAGAAACCGAATCTGAAGAACTACCACTGGAATTCACAATAGAGGCATATCCAATCTCACAAAGTTGGGAAATGGGTAATGGTACTAGATTTGATAATGTATCAACCGCTGGTGTAACTTGGAATAATCGTGAGGGTGATACAACCCAACGTTGGCTACAAACAGCTGAGTTTTCTGAAGTATCAACTGGTTCATACGCTGGGTTAGGTGGAACATTCTACGATTCAGTTTATGGTACTCAACACTTCCAATATATGACATCTGATATTTCAATGGATGTTAAGGATATTGTTGAAGATTGGATTAGTGGGTCTATACCAAACGATGGATTGGTACTTAAACTTCCTTTTGAAAATGAGGGGGATTCTACGGATTATGGTATATTAAAATTATTTAGTAAAGAAACCCATACAATACATCAACCTAAATTGAGAATTGGTTGGGATGATACATCATTCACAACGGGTTCATTAACTGAACTAAACTCAGAAGAAATAAAAGTAGGTATTAGAAATTTCAAAAAAGAGTATAAGGTAAATACAACTCCAAAGTTGCGGGTGATAGGTCGAGATTTATATCCGTTAAAATCATTCACATCTACGGCACAATATGGTATAAGTAAATTCTTGCCCACATTATCGTATTACCAAATTAAAGATTATCATTCGGATGATGTTATAGTTCCGTTTAGCAATTTCACAAAATTGAGTTGTGATACTGATGGTAATTATTTTAAATTAAACTTATCCAATTGGGAAGTTGATAGAATATATAAAATAGAATTCAAAGTTGTTATTGATGGTACGCCACAATTCTTCGATGAAGATTATACATTTAGTATAATAGGATAGAATGAGAAAACAATCAGGTTTAAAGAACGAAACAAAAGTTCAAAAGATATTAGTATCGGGTTCAGTTGTGTTACCACAAAAGAATTCGAAAGGACTTCGTATTGCTAGAAAACAAAAACCATCACCGGTTGTACCAATTATAAAAGGATATTCGGATTTATCTGATATACCAAACGATAATTATGGTAATTTAAGCGAAGCTGGACTCCAAAAATTGGATGAGTTAAATGGTGGGATTATTAGTGGTAAGTTGGTTAAAGCAAAGTATGATAATACGGAGCTAAAGAAATCAATTGATACTACTATATTTGAATTAATACCACAAACCACAGTAGAATTACCAGATGTTGTATTACGTTCAGTTTATAATGAAGTAACTCAATCTGTAAATGATTTAACAATAGAGGTACAAATATTAACAACTGAAGTATCTACATTAAACTCCGAAATACAAGAATTAGAAATTGTAAGTGAGAGTTTAAAGATAGAAGCTGATAATGAAAAACTTAAAGCAAATATAGCAATTGAACAATCTAATGTTGCAAATTTACAAGTTGGTGAAACTACAATAGATTTATCAAACGCAATTCAGAACTCAATTAATGAAGCAATTCAGAGAGTATCCTTAACCGCACGAAATCAAGCATTACTGCAAGAAAATGAATCACTAAGAGAACAACTATTTGGATTATCTGCTCAAACTGCAGAAGGTGCACAAAGTGGTGCTACTAATAACTTTACTGTTAAGATAAACAACGATAGTGAATGGCCT